AAGATGCCATGTAATATAGCCATGCTCCATTACGGTTTCTCCAAAATCCTGCTGAATTAATGAACCTGGATATCCATATATTGTCTGTTCTGTAAAATGTACTTGGTGACGATGAATATCACCCAATAATACATAGGGATAATCTCCTATCCAACTTAATGGGTAACATTGAAAGCAATCTTTGTCATTTGGCTTATCTTGTACCCACCCATGAAACAAAGCTATCTTATAATCTACATCCTTCAATAGCTCACTCTTTGGAAACTCTATCAATAAATCTTTTTTACCAGATGTATTATATGATTTTAATGCATCCCTTATATCTACAACACCAAAACCTATATTGTTAAACACATATGACCCAGTTTTATTTAAATAATACAATGCATATTTCTTTTGATACAAATCCAATAGTGTTTCTATCATATCTGGAATTTCTGGATCATCTTGACGATAATCATGGTTTCCACAAATAATTATTACAGGTGCTAATTCTAGTAATTTCTTAAATAAAAAATTTGTTAATTTTATACCACATGGTTCTATTTTACCCTTATGATGAAATGTATCTCCTGTAATAACAAAAAGTGCGTCTGTTAAATCTACATTTGAAAATTGTTCTATTAAATCATTAAATACTTGCAAATAATCTTTATAACGTGCCTTTTCTGGATCTCCAGTTCGTATATGAATATCTGATAAATGAATGATTTTATTAAACTTTTTATCTGGATTATCATATTTTAAAAAAATAACTTCATCCATTACTATTATCTACTTATAAACATAAACTCTTAAATCAATTCTGACACTATTATATTACCGTTATCGTATGACTTATTTAAGTTATATATACTACGTAGTATCGCTATTAAGTAATGCTTCTTGAGTACTTGGTATCTCAATTAATAATTGATATGCATTTTTTTGTCTAAACAATTCCAATTCTGTATATATTTTCAGATCTATCTTTTGACGACACATAATACATTTTTTTGTAATAGATATTGCTGTCTGTCCCATAAAACCTGCTTGGATTAAACAATTCGCATGATATCTTGCATTACAGCAACTTAATTTATAATGATTTAATGGTGTACAATCTTCATGGCATATAATACATGATTCTGTAATATTTTCTATTTTCTGGATATATTGAAATATTATGGTATATCCCTTTGAAATCATTTTCATAATTCGATAATTTTTGTTAAAATTACTATCGCATATTGGAACCGCGCGTTTATTAACTATATCTTCTTGAATTCTTTTTAAAGTATCTGCAATATCCAGAGGAAACACTCTACGGGTATTCTGTGTTATTGGGCGAAGACATCTTGAAATACGAATACCATCGTTATTCAGAATTAAACCATTACATTCAAAATCCAAATTTCCAAATGGCGGATCAAAATCTTTATCAGTCATATTAACCATCAAATCTATAGTTATTGCCCCCATCATATCATTTAACTCTTTAACACTATCTAATAAACCTTGAAATTTAGAACCTATTAACCCTCTTAGCATATGTGGTGCATCTAAACGAACAAATAGGTCTGTTCTTATTTTTATTTTATAGTGTACTATTTCGCCTTCATCTACCTGAATATTTGGCAAGTATTTTTTTGCATCTCTTGCAAATAATGTAATTACTTTAAAATGTTTATTTTTTAATATCATATATAATTTTTGTAATTTACTATGATGAATCATCGCATCAATATCATTTGGTAATATATATCTATCCTTTGTTTCTGAATCAAAGGTTGAATCAGTATAAGATTTATTATCCCAATTTTCACCATTTGATATATTACGAGCTCCATACTTTTTATAAAATTTACGTGCAGCATAATCTCGCATATAAATATCTCTTACTGCACCTCCAAAAATAAGTCCATCTAAATTTATTATAATTTGAATGACTTCCAAAAAAAACTTCCATTTTGCGCGATTATTATCATCTTCCATTTATAAGATTATTCTCTTGCATTTATATCTTTATTTAATATATTTTTTCAATTTTTATCCAAATTATTATTCTAAATATGTAAATGGTGTATAAAAAATGATTTTATCATATTCATCTTTTAAATTATAATGGACCTATATCATGACTGGTTCACACATCCTGAATTTTGGTTTCAACAAAATAATAACACTGATGTTTATCTCATAGAAAAATATAAACATCTATTAGAAACTACATGGGATTCTTCACAAAATAATATAGAATATCATATATTACATATTATTATAAACGATCAATTAGTTCGTCATATTTTTCGTAATCAAAATGCAAACCATATTATTTTATATTATCTTCAAAAAGCAATTGATATTCATTTTTATATAAATACACACTATAATGTATATAAACAACTTGATGGTATTCAATGGCTTTTTTGGGGTCTACCCATCCGTCATAACTGTAATAATCATTTGATTATTAATCTTATTCATAAAACTTGGAAAAAACTTGCTATTACACAAAACCAATCATGTATTACATATCTTAAAAAATTCTTAACTGCGTCATTTAACCGTATGCCTATGTCTCAAGTAGGACTATTAGAATATTTTTCAAATAATGAAAAAGGTTCTATCGATAATTTATCTGAATATATACCTATCCTTGAATACTTTCCAATTACAGTTCAACCGTATATATCTATTCTCGAAACTTTATTTAAAAATTATATCAAAAAACATAATATTCAATCATGTATTATTTCATTATCTGGAGGTGTTGATTCAATGATATGTAGCTATATTCTAAAACAACTTCAAGTTAAAGTTTATGCTATCTTTATTGACTACTGTAATCGAACAACAGATGAAGCAAAATTTATTCAAGAATGGTGTAGTTATATTCAAATACCACTTTATATGCGTTCAATTCATGAAATACAACGCCAACCATGTATGCAACATAATATGCGTAATATCTATGAAAGTTATACCAGAAACGTTCGCTATCAATGTTATAAAGATGCCTGGAAACTAATTGGTAATAACTGTAATCCATATATTATTATGGGTCATAATGAAAATGATTGTTTTGAAAATATTATTACCAATATATGTCATCAAAATAAATATAATAATCTAAAAGGTATGAAACCATTTATATGCATGGATGATATTTATTTCTGTAGACCTATGCTTAAAATACCTAAAAATATTATCTATCAAGAAGCACAACTATTAGGAATCCCATATCTAAAAGATAGTACACCATCGTGGAGCCAACGAGGACAAATTCGTGATACAATTCGTCCATCTCTTGAGAAATGGGATAAACGTATGGTATCATCTATGTTTCAATTATCTAAAATACTAAAAGCTAGTGAAAACTTTAAACAAATCGTATTAAATATATGGATTGAAAATACCAACCATTCTAATGATATTCAACTGACAGTTCTTAATAATGATATAAATATTACAAATATATATCTATGGCAAGCCTACCTAAATCATTATCATATTATCATTAAACAAAAATCTATTGAGAACTTTATATCATGTCTTCGCCGTTCTATTAAAAAAAATATTAATCTTAAATGTATTCTAAATCATCAATGGCATATTACTTATACTATTACTAGTAATACATTTACAATATATCCATCATTTTGAATTATTTATAATAGTTCCTAATTTATCTCTATCTGGTCTATCATATGTTGCTATAAAGATAATATCCATGATACGCATAGCCTTCTTTACATATTCTTTTTCTAAATCTTCAACCATATCTGTCGACGCAAACTCTAATGCTTCAGTTGCCTCTTGATAATATTTTTTTAATTGATTTAGATTCTTACCTTCTAAGTATACCTGAATACATCTAGAAATATGAAAACTTATCATAGCATATATCTCTTTATCTTTTCGCATTTCCCATTTATCGTCTCCTAAATGCACATAAGAATAGTTTGATTTAATATTTTTCTTTTTTACTGGTAAATTATCTCTATTTTCCAATACCAATCGTAACGATGTTCCAACTGCTTCATAAATACTTTGGTGTTTTAATTTATGTTTTAACTTATCTACATCAAAATGAGATGTATCTATACTAAAATCTGATTGTAATGATGATGGAAATACATTTATTGTTATATTTTGTGTATTATTTTGTGTTTGTATATTATTTTGGTTTTGGATATTTTGTAGTAATTCAACATTCTGTGTATCAATTACATTTGTAGCAATTGGTATATTTACTAATTCATTATTAGTATCTTCATATGTTACCAAATATGTACCAATACATGATTTCCTATGAACACATAATGAGGGTGCACAAGCAAATACCTTATGACATGCAATACATTCGTGTGGATGTTTCTTTTTCTTACAGACATTTATGTGTCTTTTTAATGTTTTTTTATATACAAAAAATTTATAACAATATTCACATTTATATTGTTTATATCCTTCATTGATACTGTTATGGTATTCTATATCCGTTATATTTTCAATGTTAATAAATTGTTCCTCCATGTTAATATTTTGTTCCTCCATGTTAATATTTTGTTCCTCCATGTTAATAAATTGTTCCTCCATGTTAATATTTTGTTCCTCTATGTTAATATTTTGTTCCTTACTACTATTATTACTACTTGTAATTATTTTACTACAATGCTTTGAATTTATATGTCTCTTTAGATTAAATGTTCTTGTTGTTGTATAAGAACAATGAGCACAAGTGAGCATTATTAATAATAGTATAGAAAATAAAATCTTTAAGTGAGCATAAGACCATAAATATTAAGGTTGCTCCTGAGCAAGTGAGCAAGTTAAATAGGGGGGGGGAGAAAAATAAAACAGTTAAAAATCTCTAAAAATTTTTTTGTTTCTATTTATATATATTAAACTAGAATTTTATAACATAAAAAGATTTGCTTAGAATAAGAATGAATCTCTATCAAATTCATGGCATGATGCAAGCTATTGTATTTATGTTATTATATCCACTAGGTGCATTAACAGCTCTTCTTCGTAACTATATTGGACCTAAATGGAGACCTATCCATGTAGGTATACAATTAACAGCTACCTTTTTATTTATTATTGCAATAAGTCTTGCAATATATTCAGGGTTTAATCGTAACCCTTCTAAAGATAAAGATACAAATATTCAAAAAATACATCGTGCATTAGGACGTATACTTGCTGGTATTATAGCTTTCCAAATATTCTGGGCTTATTATGGTCGAAAATATGTTGATTGGATGACTTGGTATTATATTCATATGACTTTATCTTCACTTATTATTATTGGCGGCTTTACAAACATTTACATTGCCCGTAAAATGATAAAAAGAAAGAAGTAATTAAATGAAATTATTTTTACAATATTATTAATATAAGTTATGAAATAATTTTTTCCATGTAACCATATACACCTTCTGTATATCCCATTTTTTCATAATATCTTTTTGTTCCTTCGCCTGCAATAACTTTCATAATAGTTATTGAACTATCTAGTTTAGCAATTTGATATGCAATATTCATTAGTTTTTTACCAATCCCACGATGTTGAGATGCATTTGAATCTGTTGTTATTGTTCTTGTTGTTTGAAGTTTACCATATACATGCAATTCACGAATCCATGCAATATATGGTATATTAATACCAATACGAAGACGAACAAACCCACATAGCGTTCGTCCAGATTCATCTTCTGCTGAAATAAAGTATTCAGTCCCATTCGATGCATTATATTCACGCACACGATATATAAGCTGTTCTGGTATCTTATTTAATTTAACTTCTCGACAACGAATACAATTACAATAATAACCTTTTTTACGCATCGCCAATTGCAAATTTTGACGCATATTTGGTTGGTCTCCAGATGCAATAATATAATCCATTGGAATATCACGAATAATACGATTTAGACGAATCCACGGTAGCATACATTTTTTTGTTTCCAAAAGTACATCTGTCATTAATTTTTCATCATATGGTGCATATTTTCCATCATTAAACCATTTTTCAATTACTGTAAATGGTACTACTTCACATGGATAAATTTTCCATTGATCTAGTTGAAATTCAGGACAAGCCATATTCCATACTTGCCAATCTGTTATCTCTTCAAAATGCGAAGGAATTGTATATACTTCCTCTTTTTGTTTCAAAAGTTGATTTATAAACATATCATAATCCATTTCTGGTGTAGAGCCAGGAAGATTAGGCATCCAATGTCCGTCAACTTTATAGCCCCAATCTTTTAGCAATTCAATTGCTTTAATTGTTTGTTCTGTGGTACATTTACGATTAATTTTCTTTAAAATACCATCATCCAAATGTTGAATACCAATTTGAAATCTAGTACATCCAAATCTACGTGCGCGAATTAGTTGTTCTACACAAATAGTATCAGGACGAGTCTCAAGTGTTAAACCAATAATTTTACATTCA